GATTGCTGATTGGTGTGAAACTCTGTGCGGCTGGTGCGCCCGGCCCTTCTGGTTCCTGCATCGCAGATGGGTTGACAGGTGCGCCGCCCTCCGCGCCGCCCTCAACAAGGAGGGCCGCGATGGGAACCGATGAAAAGATCGCAATCCTCGCTCGGGCGATACTCGCTCTTGCCGAAAGATCCGCACACACGTGGGACTATGACGGCGAGATAATGATAGGGGAAGGCGTTCAACTTCCTTTTGACATCGAAGAAACCCTCCGCGCCCTATCCGACCAGGTTACAGGCCAAGGTGAGGAGAGCGGGCGATGAGCGAGTGTCCATGTTCAAAGCACCCTATCGGCTGTTACGGTCATCCTCACTCCTGCGGTTGCAACAGCGATACGAACGCGGTCGAGAAGGCCGTGAAAGTGGCTCGCGGAGATGGATACAAACATTGGGCGAACCTCTCCGCCACGGATAGGGATATGGCGGAACTTGGTGTTCGCAGGGTTGTCGCCGCAGGCTATCGTCTCGTCGCCCCCGGCGAGCTAGACGACGAGACCCTGGAACGGGTCGCGGAGTTTACGCAGAATGAATTCCAGCGCGACTTTGAATCGCCGGTAGGTTGGCGGGGCCAGTTCGTCGCCGCCATCCGCGCATTGAAAGATTCACAGCCGCAGACTGAAAGGCAGGCGGAATGACAAGACGCGCTGCCCGCATCACTCAAGACGAGATCAGCCGCATGGTCAAGGCCATTCGCGCCTGCGGCCTGCCTGTTGGTGAAGTCATCTTCGACGGAGAGCGTGTGCGGGTTGTGATTAACGAGAATAGCGGGGATGCGGGGGAGTCTTCCATTGACGGCCCATCGGACCCCGCCGACTTCCAGAGTCTGGATGAATATCTAGCCTGGAGGGACAGGGAGGATGCTCGTGCGCGTTAAGGGCGTGCATCACGTCAAGCGCAAGCTGGCGGACGGCACCTATCGCCATCACTATTACGCATGGCGCGGCGGCCCGAAGATCAAGGCAAAGCCGCACACGCCGGAATTTGTCATGGAGGTGGCCCGTCTCCGGGAGCTTGCGGCAAGAGAGCCGACACTGACGCTTGATAGCCTGATAGATCGCTTCACCGGGACGGACCACGAACCCAACCCCGACTGGCTCGCTCTGGCGGAAACGACGCGCAGGGACCATCTCTACGCCTTCCGGCTCATCAGGAAGAAATGGCCCCGCCTTCCCCTTCACCTCACGCAAGAGAAGGGGATGAAGGACGATATAAGGAAGTGGCACAGAAGCTTTGCCCAGAACCCGCGCAAGGCCGACAAGCTGCTTTTCTCGCTGTCCAAGCTCTTTTCCTACGGCATAGCCTGCGAACTGATCGACAAGAACCCCTGTCACGGGATTACCCGGCTCTACAAGGGGTCTCGGCGCGACTTCATATGGACGCCGGACCTGATCAGGAGATTCAGGGAGAATGCGCCCAGTCACCTTCTTCTGCCATTCGAGATCGCCATAGCGACCGGCCAGCGGCAGAGTGACATTCTGGGCCTTTCGTGGAGGGATTATGACGGCACCTATCTTCGCTTCCACCAGTCCAAGACCGGCAAGAAGCTGAAGGTGCGCGTCCATTCGCGACTGAAGGCGATGCTTGATGCAATGCCAAAGGACACATTGCGCATCTGCCTCAATTCGCGGGGTCGTCCATGGACGAAGGACGGATTCAAGACATCATGGGGCAAAGAGTGCGATAAGCTCGGTATTACCGATGTTACCTTCCACGATCTCAGGGGGACTTTCATCACCGAGCGGTGGAAGGAAGGCAATGACATCAAGCGCATTGCCCTCATCTCAGGGCACTCAATTGGCGAGGTCACGACGATCCTGGAAAGGCATTATCTGTCCCCCGATCAGGAGGACAGTGACGCCGTGATTCTGCGGATGGAAAGGAACCATCCATGAACGGGAATTGTAAACCGTTTGTAAACGGTGCAACACGGGTGTCTGGGAGTGCTGCTAAGTGATTGATTTTGTGGCGACCCCGGCAGGATTCGAACCTGCGACCATCGGCTTAGAAGGCCGGTGCCGAATCCCGGTTTTCTGCGGGTTTGAGCCACTTCCGTTTACAAAATGGCACGTTAAAATCATTGAAGAAATCATACCTTCTGTAAACGGAATCTGGCACCAAAATGCGTGTAGGCCCCTACTCAGACCGCTCTCTTTGGATCATATTTGCTGCCATTACAGCACTAGCCATCCTTGCATGGCTGCTTGGGTAAAGGGCGGGGGAATGGATATCACGCGACTGCGCCTGATCTGCGAGACGGAGATCGGCAAGCAATGGGAGGAAGCCACGGAAGCAGAGCGGCAAAGATGCCGGGAGATCGCCCGCGAATTAGACGAAGCGATCAGCGCCCCTTGGCCGACGCATCTTGCGGGCAAGACTGAGCACTAGCCTTGAGGCGCGCTATCTCCCGGTCGAGATAGAAACGCGCCTTTTCCAGATCCTCAATGGGATCGCCCTTGCGTCCTGCCCGCCAGACATATTTTATGACATTCCCCAGGCAAAAATTCATATGCTCGGTGATCTGGATGCACTCGATGCCGGACGGATGATCTGTGTAATGCGGCGGATGATTGACTAGATCAGCCAATATCTTTCCCGCAGAATGGATGCCGCTCTCTTGCAGCCTACTCAAGGCCTCCAGTGCCGCGCGAAGTGATGCCTCCTGTTTCTCCGCCTTCGGATTTGACCGAATCAAAACGTCAAGTTCGGGCATTGGCACACCTCCGTCATAGAGCCATAAAGCCGTCGCGCGTTTGTAGCGCAATCGTGTGGTTGTTTCCAGACAAATGATCCTTCAAAAGGATGATTTACCAAGTCAGCCATTGCTATCTTTGACCGCCAGTGTTGCATCAACGATAAGGTCGAGAAGATCGAGCTTTGAAAGCTCTGCTACTTTTATACCATCAACGATCAATTCGCGCGGCTCTTGCACCTTGCCATCCACACGAGTTGTTCGGATATAGACTTTCTTGCTCATGAACGAAGCATCTCCATATAGCGATATCCGGCTTCAACATCTTCAAAGCACATGATCTTGGTTCGGGCGTCTGGACGAGGATCGACAACCATGAACACGGCGGACCCAAGCTGATGCTCTGGGAACCCATTATACAGACTGTGGGTGTCCATCCACTTGTAGCCGCGCAGCTGCACAAGCCAGCACGAATGCCGCCGCTCCGGGATCTCCAGGTGTTCCAGCGCGTAGTTGTGAGTGTGGCCCGTTAGGTAGACATCAGCCATGTCACCCAGCTTGGCGTCTCTGAGTGTCCCGTGCAGGTTGTTCCAGATGGAGGAACCCTTGCGGCCATGAGAGGCGTCTACGCGGGCTTCCGTGCCGGATGGGTGAACGAGCTTGAACTGCGCCTTCCAGTCGATCACCGGGATACGGCGCTGGGCAAGGCGCATGTGGAAGTCTACGCCATCATTCCACGCGTCATGATTGCCAAGCACCCAGCAGAGCCACCGCGCGCCCGATTCGAACATGAACCACTCGACAAGGCGTTTGCCGGTATGGCGGCTTGTCTCCTGGTTGGCATAGAGGCGTTCAAGCCGACCCACCCAATTGTTGTGCGTGTCGCCAATGTTGATGGAGTAGACGCCCGGTTTCGCAGCAATGGCGAGGTGTTGACGCAGGAGGCGAATGTTGCACCCGTCATCATCAAGATGAGGGTCCCCAAAGGCAAGGACGCCGTAGGGTTTCGTCTCGTGGACCTTGATTTCAAACCACTGCCGAGCAGAGGCGGCTTTCCACTTCCGCTCGAAGTGCTTTTCCCTGCGCCTCAGAAGATCTTCAATGTCCTCGTCTTCATCGCCGTCCGTGACAAAAGACGGGAACTCTATCGGCTGCGGTTCTATCGCATTTGCAAGGCCCCGCCTTTCTCCCTTTTCGATCCTGCGCCGCAATGATGCTCTCGTGAGGCCCAATGCGTCGGCTGCTGCCTGCTGGCTGCCATATTGCGCAAGCGCAAGGACAGCCTCACGGATTTCCTCATCTGAGATATGAGTCGGGGCCATCAGGCACCCCGCGCGAGAAGATCACACACAGCCTTGCCAGGGACGGCATACCCGACGCCGACCAGAGAGACGCCGAAGCCAATAGGAGCCGTGAGAACCCCGACCGTGACGCCGATCACGTTGCCGCTGGAGTCTAGAACAGGACCGCCAGATTGGCCGGGAACCGTAGCAATGTCGGTGACGACCACTGAACGCCACGGGCCGAAAGCCCTTTCCCCGCCAGCAATCTTGCCCCATACGGTAATGAACTCGTCGGAAGCCGGATTGCCCTTCGCCATGATGTCTTCGCCCACGTCAGGGACGCGGCAGGAGAGAGGAGCAACGGCGAGGTCAAGCGGCCCCTCAACGCGAAGCAGGGCAATGTCATGGGCCTTGTTCGTCCAGAGGACTTCCGCCTTTGCCTGCCCGCCCAACGAGGTCTTAAGCTGGAGCTTGTCGGCATCCTTCACCACATGGGCCGCAGTAATGAGGTATCCATTCCCGATGTGGAACCCGGAACCATGGCCGCCCTTTGTTATGACCTTGACCATTGCATCGGCGGTAGCGTCCTCAGGTGAATGCGAGCACGCGGTGAGAAGCGCGGCGGCGAGTGCCACCACGGCAAATAGAGCCCTCATGTGGGCCTCCTATTTTGGTGGGATGAGATAGGAAAGGAGGGGAGTGATCTTGGCTGCGACAAACCCGCCAATGGCAACGAGGACCATAAGCATCCAGCGCGCGCCTTTGGCCTGGATCAGCAGCTCGTGCATCTCCGTTACCTTGGCGTCCATGGACGTGATCTTCGCCTCTAGGCCTTTGACTTGCTCTTCGAGGCGCACAACGCGTTCACGGGTTTCGATGGTGGGGCTACTCACGGCTTCCACCCACAGAGCTTGGCACCGCGTTGGTTGTGGCCCAGCACTTGCCGCACCTGCTCGTCTGTAAGCTTGTCGATCTGCTCGGGAGACAATCGTATGGGCTTGGCGAGATCGCAGAAGCCGCCTTGTGGCGTCTGGCATGATACGAGAACGAGCGCTGCGAGCGGGAGAAGATACCTTAACGCGACCATTTCTTTAGCGCCTCCCTAGCGTCGTCGGGCGGCAATGCGCCTATGTCGGAGTCAATGCGGTCTGCGACTTCACGGGCTTTCTGGCGCTCTGTGGCCTGCTTCTGGCGTTCCCGTGCGGCTCCTGATCTCTTGCCTTGAACGAATGCGACAAGAAGGGCAGCAATGGCGCTGCCGATATAGACGAGCAGTGTTGTCATGTCGCCCAACCCATGCGCTTAGCGAGGCGATAGGCATATTCCGTGCCGAGCCCGACGAGGATGCCCACCGCTGCCGTTACAAGCTCGATCAGATCCGGATCCGTGTTGATCAGTGAAGCGCTGTCTGGATCGAGGATGCCTTTCGCGACAAGCATCCCTGCGATATAGCGCAGCAGAATTCGGGCAATGGGGCCGCTCATTTGGACCTCCTGAAGAGATTGGAGAAGAAGGAGAGGATGAGAGAAAGGAGGGAGGGCTTAGACGTTACCGGGGTTCCGATATCGCGCGCGGGGGTGTCTTCCCCATAGCCTTCAGCCTTCAGCAGCGCGTCATACTGCTTTGCCAGATTGGCTATCTGAGTAGCCTTATCCGTGCCGTTGACGATCCGGCGCGCGCCGACGAAATTGGAAGCCCGTAGGGTGATGTAGTCGGAAAGCTTTTTTCCGGTGAAGGTGCCAAGCTTCATGCCCTTGACGATGATCTGGGCGGCGATGTCGGGCTGCTCGGCCAGTTCCGGCTTGTTCACCAAATCGATGCCGAGGCGTTTGGACCAGTCCGTGTAGTTCCTGCGGCCAGTGATCTGTACGAAGCCGCGCCCCATATAGCGCTTGCCATCGCCGGGTTGTGTATTGCCAAGATCAGCACGGCCCTCGTAGCGCTTCTGTGCAGGGGTTGGACCCCAAATCTCACGCATCCATTTGAATTGGCCTGTTTCGAAGTGCGCCGTCCCCAATACGTATGCAGCCTGGTTCCTAAGCAGCCCCTCCTTCTTGCATTCGGCAATAAGGAGCCGCACTGACGGGTGTGTCAGGTTCATCACGTTTCCTTTTTGGGCAAAGAAAAAGGCCGCCTAAGCGACCTTCTTTTTTCGGATTGCGTCAATCTGCTCGGGCGTCAATTCAAGAGCGGCGCGCCGATCAGTGAGAATGGATGCGATCTGCTCCAGTGCTTCCTCAATGTCGGGATCAAGCGAGACACCTTCCCCCACCATGGTTTCGCCGTCGTAATCCCATGTTGGCGGACAAGATGAGCAGTGCTCTGGCGATCACGGCCAGTTTTTCATCAACTGTCATCGTTTGTTTCCCCTTAGGATGGAAGCGGCCCGGAGGCCGCTTTGTTTGTCGGCAATCGCGGTAAGACGGGTGATTGCAAAATTTAGTATGAGTGGGTGCCGGGTGACGATGAGTTGTTATTCACCCTCACCCTCACCCTCACCCTCATCCGCCTCTGCCCCCGTCGCATCGACCCACTTACTGCCATCCCACCAGATCGGCTTGCCTAAATCGGTGTCGAAAACCATTACTCCGGGCCCCGCACTCCCACTTAATGCCGGGCGACTGGCAGTAGTGACTGGCATACTGTGCAAAACGGTCCGAGCAAAGCCATCCCGGTCCACTACGCGGGGGAGTTGTGTGCCTTGGTGCCAATATATCTGCCCGGCGGTTGTAATAGAGGGGGTTTGGATCACTGGTAGACGGACAGGCCTGCCGTCAAATTCCCAGTAGTGGAACTCCTGCCCGAGGCGCACGACTCTAGTGGACCCGTCAGTCCATTGGATGCCACTATCCTTCCTCGTTCCATAACAGAAAACAGAGCCGGGGCCTTTGAAGATGGTATATGCGCCCAGCGTACCCGTAAAGTATCCACCCCGGAACGTCATATTCTGGATAAGGCTTTGTGCGCCGATATTGTCCCCACGGTCATAAACGACCGCCGCTCCGGGCGAGGAATCAGAGGAGATGTTTATATAACAATCTTCAAACACCCATCCGTCTATAAGTAGAGATCTGTTTGTGTAGTTCTGAGAAGGGACCGCTTTGATAAACCATCCCTCCCTCCCCTGTGTGGGCCAGTCATCCTCAAAGTCGCTGCCGTTCTGGAAGCGTGTGCGAACGAAATGAAACAATGAGAAGCTCGTGAACGCGTCGACGTCCGGTGCAAATTCAAATATGTGCTCAGCAAGCTCAACCCAGCTGTCTGTAAATGAAACATTTTGAACGATCCCCGCTATGAATTTGAACGTTGAATTTTTTGCGAGCCACAAATTGCCATTTTCAAACCAAATATTGTTTACCGCGCCAGTCTCTCCATTGAAAAGCATGTGCGCTTCGGAGCTGTCTGCCATGTAGAAAGAGCTTAAATGGCCGATACCAACGTCGTCCATCTCAAGGAGGACTTTCCCTCCCTGAAGGCCAATGTTTCGGAAGTAAAATTCCGAAAGACCCTTCCACCGCATAACAGTGCAATTCGCCATACTCGGACTTGAGGTGCCGAAGCGGATATTTTCAACTGTTACGTGATAGATGTAACCGCTGCCCCCAGTGCCAACATCGACCCCGACACCGCCATCATTGCCTGTATAGCAAATGAATGTACCGTCTGAGCGAATAGGGTGCTCAGGAGTAGGCGCCCGCACTGCGGCAAGGCTCCCAGAGCCGATGAACGTGGCGTGCCTCCAATCGATCTTGAGTGTACGCGAGTGGTTGAAACGCCCGATAGGAAACTTTATCGCCCTTTCAACGCCGATGCCTTTATCGCTATGCACGTAGGCATGGATCAAATCAAAAACATCTGAATTGTCAAAAAGGGGATCTTCCTCTGCACGGCGGCCTCCCCAGCCTTCGAATGGCAGGCACCCACTGGCGTCAGGCATTATGTAAAGCAGTACACCGCCGTTGCCTGTGTAATCGAGATGAGCATCCGTCGCAGTCGAGGACGCGACTTTCCAAGCAATCCCCTTCTCGCGCCACAGAATGACATCGCCCGCAGCAACTTGCTGCTGGCCGGGATCGGGGCTGTCATAGACAAAATCAGTCGCAAGCTGGCTAAAGTCAGCAATGTCGAGCCGTCCCGAAGCCGCGCTGGCCGAGATAATGGGGTTGCGCGGGTCCGTGGCATCAACAGTGATATTTGCCCCAGCCACCACGCTCTGAACAGCCGTGCTTGCGATCTTGTCGATAGCGTCTTGGACATTCGTCGCGCTCAGGCCGCTGCCCGTGTTGTCGTAGGCGTGATTTGCGCTGTCGAATGCATCAGCCTCGACGCCGTTCGGGTCGTACATACTCGCAAGCATGTCGCCGCTGCCGGATGCAGTGAACGTCGCAAGCTCGCCGCTCTGCCAGCCCACGACCTGCCCATCCGTGCCGGGCGTCAAATCGGCAAGGTCCGCGACATTGGTCGGAACGTTGGTCAGGTCGTCAAAATCGCCGGAAGTGGCAATGGGAGCCAGTGACGGGAGATTGTCGAGGTCGGTATAATCATTCGACAACGCAACGGCAGCAAGCCCGCTCGTCGGCGTGTAGTTGCTCGCATCCTCGGCAGCCATCGTGCCAAGGGTGGGCTTGTTGTCCAAGTCGTCGTAGTCGCCGGATGCCGCGACAGGAGCAAGGTCAAGATACACCTGAGCCGAGGCCGCGTCGGGCATTTCCAGAAGGCCAAGCCCGTAGCTTTCGGGGGAAACCTGCGCAATGGCGTCGAGCGTGGCGCTATATGCCTGGACGTCCGCGCCAATGGTGAGGCCCAGATTGTCCCGAGCATCCGACGCATTGGACGCGCCCGTGCCGCCGTCAGAGACCGCAACATCGGTTCCACCGGGGATATAGAGCGACCCGGTAGCGACCTTGCGGGAGTTGCCGTCTTGGACGACATAAATCAGTTCATCGCCCGCAAGCGGTGTGTCTGCATCAGTGAGTGCGGAAAGCTTTTTGTCTGCCATGGTAACCCTAGTTCAGGAGAAGGAGGCCGGATTCGTCCTCGAATAGGATGTGATCGATGGTCGTGTCTTGCTCGTCACCTTCCAGAAGCAGAAGGCCACCCTCGTTGCTTTCATCCAGAACATACCGGACAAGCTTGCGAAGTGGAGCGTGGGCAAATCGACCGTTCTGGTAGATGACAACGCGGATGTCATCTACGTTGTCGAAATCATCTACTGCCGGGAGATTGATGAGAAATTCGTACATCTATCAGTACTTGATGATGTAGTTGAGGATTAGTGTGGGCTGGACGTTGGGGTGGGCTTGGCCGCTACCGGCTGACGCCGTTGATCCATTCAATGATGTTGCGGGTCGTCCGCCAGCAGGCGTCGTGTTGAGCATGCCTGTACCACCCGAGCCAGAAGGCCGGTTGCCGCCGCTTGTAGACACAGTGGCCGGGCCTGGATATTGATGCACATGATCTGGAATGGGCGGCACTTGAAGCGAGCCGGGACCATGATTGTGCGCGGGCATTTGCGCCACTGTCAGTGTATGCTCCTGCGACCCGCCAGATGCACCGAGCGTGTCGCCGCTTATGCTCGACAGCCGCGAGGCTGAGGTGCCCCCCATATTGTCGCGACCGGCTGCAACACGCCCGCGAAGATCAGGGAGATTGAATGTCGTGGAGCCGTTGCCATTACCGTAGGTCGTGCCAATGGCCGCGAATAGGTCAGCGTACGTTGTGCGCGAGACCGCCTGTCCATAGCAGAAGAGGTAACCATCAGGCGCAAGAGTGCCCGCATAGGGAAGAACGGCACTCACGGGAACATAGATGTCTAGGTGATTGACGGACGGGGGGTTGATCAACTGCCAACCACCGGAACCGCTATCGATGCCGGAGCTATAAATCACCTCATAAACGCACCCCTCGACAATCTCACCGCCGTCAAGCGGCACATCTTCACTGCCGACCTGCTTGCGGATGGCCTTTGCGCCGAGGTTATTGACATTGAGGGTAGCCGCACCGTTGTTCGTGGCCCCCGCACGGAAGGTGAATCGCAGCCCGTTGGTGTACGTGGTTATGGCGGAATTAGCGGTGAGCGTGATCGAGTTCGCCGTACCGCTGCTTTCCAGGATGCCGCCGATGTCCTTGATATACTCGGCAACGCGGCCCATCATCTGGCGTGCTGAGTTGTTGACGGCGGAAGACGGCATTCCCTCGGCCCAGTTGATGTCTTCATCAGCCGTGGCGTTGCTCGCCGGGTCGGTGCTCCAATCGTAGATAGACGACGCCATATCAGGCTATCCCCGCTAGTCTTTTCTGGATGAACATGTCTGCGGCAGTCGGTGACTGCATGAATTGGAGAAGTGCGTTGCCCGTGGAGCGGGCGTCTCCCATGGGGCCGGGACGCGGCGCTTGCGGTATCTGCGCTTCCCATGCCCGCACCATTTCGGTGAGGCGCTGACCAAGCGGCTTCGGGTCTTCAGCGGCAGCGAACTGCGCAACCTCTTTCGGAATGGGTGAAGGAGCAATGGAGCCGAATGGGGCTGTTTCCGTGCTCTGCGGGGGGGGGGCGGATGCCACCTGCGTTTGAGGCGCTTCCCCACTATCGGGAGCCGCACGGCGGAACCCTAGAAGGCGATCAGTGGGATAGTTGGCGTAACTGACGCTATCGGACTGGTTGCCGCCCAGAACGCGGATGGTGCCGTCCGGATTGTATCCGGCGAAGAACCCAACGTGACCGTAAGGGCCGTTCGGGTCACCCCGTGAGAATACGGCAATGTCACCAACCTGAGGATCGGTTACCTCCATTCCCCACTTGAGAAAGGAGCGGGCAAGTCCGGAGTCCGTACCCTTCTGACCGGCCTTCGCCAGTGTGGCGTTAACGAAGTCGGCGCACCATGCCCGTGTCGTAGGGTCGATGTTGACGCCGCCCGTCCTGAGATAGTCCAGTAGCGCGGCCTGACCTTCCCGAGTACCGGCCATGCTGGCCGCTATCTCGTAAGCTGTAGCCATCCGTTACCCCATGAAAAAAGGCCGCCCGGATGGACAGCCCTGAAAGTTTGTGTCATATGTCCGCTATGGACTGCGCCAAGGGTGATTGATGAGCTATCTAACGATACTGGCAGCGGTGCTATCCGCCAACCTGCTCACCATCGTTTTTACGTGGGGGCTGTTCACCTATTCCCGCCACGAAAGAGACGGGACGGCAGGGCAGCCCCACACACATAAGGCCGCCGCTGCGGCTATCGTCCCCCTAGGCGTTGCCGCGCTGACGATTATGGTCGCTCTCGACAAAACGCCGAATTGGCTGAATACTATTCTACAGTAGCCATCCGCTCCCGAACTGCGGCGGCAAGCTCCGGAACAGACACGCCCAACATGCGGGCATACTGCTCAATGCGCTTGATCTGTGCGTTCTGAAGCATCTCACCACGAGCAAGGTCGGCAAGGTCTTTTGCGGTCTTGCCGCCAGCGCGAATGACTTGCGACAGCCGCTCGACATTCTTCCGCGTCATACGGTCCGCCGTGCTCTTCGCAGCCATGCCGCCAAGGGCAAGCCCTCCAATAGCGGGATTGACCATTGTGCCGCCGATGCCAAGGGCAGCCATCAGACCATTGCCCTGAGGGGACAGTTTGCCTGCGAGACGCAACGTGTTCTGAACGGGACCGCCGCGAACCACACGCTCAGCAGCTTGGCGCTCAGCATCGGTAAGGCCGCGAGACTTCCGGGGGTTGTCCAGTATGCCTCGGACATTCTGCCGGATGGCGTTATCCAGATTACCGCCAGAGCCAGTTGAAGCGGCTCGCCGCTCCGCCTTTTCAATGGCGGTGTCAAGCATCTCGGACTTGCGCAGCCGTCGCCACAGGTCGCGGGCCTGCTTCAGTGCGGAAGCGCCCCGCCTTGCATCTCCCATCAGAACGTCATCAGCGCCGGTACGGTCAATGAAGTCGTCAATCCTGTCAATAATACGGGCCGAAAGTGCCCGCTGCGACGGGTTATCGCCAGCCTGAGCCGCGCTTTGTGCAACACGGCGGATAATGTCGAGGCCCTTTAGCGTGACGTTCTGCCCCTCCATTCCCTGGAGGCGCTGGACAACGGCGGCAATGCCGGGCTGCAATGCCGGATCAAACCCGAATTCAGCAAGATCGTTGACAACTTCGCTGGTGAGTTTGCTCACGCTTTCGGGCTTGAATATGACGCCAGCATCTTCCGCCTTTTTGTACGCCTGATCCGCGAGCTTGCGTAGGTTCTCATTCGTCGGGATCATTTTTGCCGCTGCGCGATTGCCAAGGGCATTCGCACCGGCCCGCAGCGCACCGCCAACGGCACCACCAGTTGCTGCGCCTAGCGCGGCGGAAGTGGCGCGATCCTCAAAGCCGCCCTCTCCACTGCCGAATCCATAAGCACCACCAGCAGCAGCGCCCGTAGCTATGGCACCGGGGAGAGAGCGAACTGCGGCCCCCGGAAGGGCAACCGCGCCCGCAAGCTGCCCCGCAAACCGCTCGACGCCACCCTGCTCGTCGCGGGCGCGTTGTGCTTCCAGATTGGCATCATAGTTCCCGCGCTCACCACCGATGCCCGTGAGTGCGCCAAGGCGGGCTGCTATTTCATCCGCGAAGCCAAATGTCAGCATGTCGGCAGCGCCGCGCACAGCATCATCGATGCGGCGGAAAACGCCACGCTCTTCCGGAGCCGCGCCATCCCCGACAGGTGTCAGCGTGATTTGCGGCGGCTTAACCGGCACAAGGCGAATTTCGGGCATGCTATTGAACCTCCACGCGCATATGCTGACCGTTGACGATAACTATGTCGCCGGGTTTGATGCGCCCCTCCCGGAAGGCTTTGGTGACATCATCGGCGTTAGAAAACTCTGGCGTACCGCCAACACGATCACCCTTCTTCGCCTTGCCGCCTTCTTCCAGAAGTCCGTCATATGCCCGCTTGCCGTTGAGCATATTCTGGTAAATCTTCTGTACGCGACGGAGATTGTAAAGGATTTGATCCTTGGTCTGAGACTGCTCAAGATTGCCGATGGTGGACTGGAGGAAGGCAAGTTCACGCTCAGAAACTTGCCCAAGAGCGCCACCCGTCGGCGAAGCATCGCGCATGGCCTGGAGCCGATCAAAGCCAGCATTCGCCTTGATCGTATCGAGTAGGCCGCGCAGGTTTCGCGCTTCCGTGCCGCCAATGCCGGAGAGTAGATCGCCAACGATACCCGTGGTGGGAAGCGTGCTGTTCTCCACAATCTCAATGGCGCGGTTGATGTCCTGATTGACAATCGTGTTCCAGGTCTTGGCCTGCTCCTCCTTGCCTTCGGCGGCTTCCGCCTGACCGCGAAGTTCCTGGTCAGCCGCAGAACCGGCAATAGGAACAGAGACCGGGCGCACGCCGCGTCCTGACGGGTCCGGTTCCGTAACCACGTTGCCGTTTTCGTCACGCAGCCAGACATGATCCTTGGGCGCATCGCCCCAGAGCGGATCTTGCTGTCCGCCGACCGTGATGTTCTGGGCACCAGCCCGGCGCATCTCTTTCATGAAGTCCGCAAAGCTGCCTTCATAGCCCTGCTGCCGTGCGAACTGATATTCGCGAATATCGTCAGTTGTCGGACGGCGCTTTTCCTCGACCTCAAGAGCCAGCTTCTCAAGCTCAAGCATGGTCTTGGGATCGTCGCCACGGGTGCGCTGCAAGAGGTACTGCTGAAGGGCGCTCTTGTTGCTTGCCAGCAGCGTGGCAGTGCCCTCGTCAAGGCCCTGAGACTGCAACCACTGGATTGTCTGATTGCGGCCAGCGGCTGACGGGTTGAAAAGGCCCGAAAGGAAGCCACCAATCCCGCCGCCACGAGGTGCCTGTTGGGGCGGCTGTGGAACGGCCTGGGGAAGCGCAGGAGCGCCCTGGGCAGCCGGGGGCATGTCCATACCAGCCGGAGCCGGAACGGCGCTCACGGGGGCTCCCTGTGGCGGTACGGGGGCAGGAACGGGAGCGGGCTGCGGTGCGCTTAGTGCGGCAAGCGCATTGGGCTGCAAGTTGGCCGGGAGCGCGTTGCTCTCGGTCGGCATGATCGCCGTACGGGCAAGCGCATTCCTTCCACCGGGATTGAGGATGTTTGCGAGAAGCTGTTCAAGGGGGTTCATGTACTAGCCTCCCCTCTGGGCACGCTCGTTGATCGCCCTTGCAAGCAATGCGGATTGGGGCAATGGCGCGGGCTGTGTCTGCTGCTGGACCGGAGTAATCGGGGGGCCGTAGATCGGTCGCCTATCATGCACGTTGTCGCCGATCCGATAGCCGATGATTTGCCGTCTTGGCATGCCCGACGCTTCGTATATCCAGTCAACAAGTTCACCCATGGGGCCGCCCTTGGAATGCGGGGCAATGGATGTCGTCGGCTGCGGCGCGGGCGTTGACTGAGATGGCATCTGAGGCAACGGACGGGCCTGCGGCTGCGTGATCGTCGGAAGCGTGGGAGCCTGCACGGGCTTGTTGTTCAAAAATGCCTGCGAAAGGCTCGTGTCGCCTTTGGAAGCGGGTGCGATAGCCATTATTTACCCCTGAAAAGCGGTGCGACGGCAGATAGCGGGTTGAATGGCGTGCGGGACTGTGCAACCTGCGTCCCATACGGGCCAGCGGCACCCGCCGCAGCGGCCTGAAGCATACCAAGGCGCGTCCACGCCTCATTGTCGAGCGCGTAGAACTTCGCGATCTCATCCATAAGCTGCTTTTGGGCCTGCTCATCGAGGATGCTGCCCGCCTGAAGCGTGGCACCGGCACCGGCAAGCCTGTTCTGGAAATTCTGCTGATCGAGACCGGCCATGCGGTCGGCAGACTGAAGCCCGAGGCCAAGACCGGCAAGACGGGACGCATCCATCTGACCAGCCGCCGCAAGCTGGTTCTGGATATTGCGATTCCACTGGTCGGATAGCGCCTGAGTCCGCAGCCCGCCAAGCTCGGAAGCAAGCACACCAGTGTGTGCGCCGGAGCCATACCGGCCCGCACCGCTCATGAGGCTGTTGATCTGGGAGCCGGCCTTGTTAAGCTGGTTTTGCAGAGCCTCTTCAAAGTAGGGATTGTCCTGTCCGGACGCAATTTGGGCAAGGTTCTGCTCTGCGTATGACGGACCAGCCGCAGCAGCACCAATCTGCTGAAACAGTGGACGTGTGCCGGACGTATCCCACGCCTGCCCAGCCTGGGCAAGCTGGTTGACGCCCTGCATTGTCGTGTCGGACAGGTCCGCAACAGTCGGGCCAAGATATGTGTTACCGCCGACGCCCTGCTTGTAGAGCTTCATGGCCTCCGAGGCCGAAGTCTGAAACAGGGGTGCCGCCCATGCCGGGGGCTTGTTTTCAGTTGTGGTCTTGGATGACTTGCTACCCATTCTGTTGCCTCAGAGGTTTCCGCCACACGACAGCGTATTCTTTAAAGCCGTGCTTTCTCAGCGCACGGTCCCAGCCTCTCCGCCCCTCGACGGAGATGAAATCAGCGTTTTCCTGCTTTGCGTATTCCGTAATCACCTCATTGAGCGCTGGCACACACGCCGCGCCCTCATTCCCGCCAAGGGAAGTCACGGTGACAATCTTATGCCCCGTCGCGTCCACCGTCCGGATGGCCGTCAGCGCCACGGCAACAAACTCGTCGCCATGGAACACAAGCCACATCTGCTTGGCACCCACGACAACATCACGGGCAAGCGCCTCGACCGTGATGTCCTCGGGGAATTTATCCACCAGCTTTTTGAAGTAGGCCGTTATTTGCTTGGTGTAGGGAGCTAGTTGCTCGTAAGTCCAGTCAGTCGTGTTGACGACGCGGTATGTCATCTAATGCCCATCGGTTGCGGCTTAACGTCAATTCCCTGAGCGTGCGTCCAGAGGCTTCCGGGATCGATGGAGACGCGGAAGCGATGGAAGCGGCCTCTTGCGCGACACTGGACCATGCCCGTCGCGGCGGAAGGACGGCGGGCTTGAAGCCAGTTCACGGGATCGCTGCGGCGAAAGCGGGATCCGATCTCGACGCTAACCTCGTCGGTATCGACCACCGGCATGACTTCGCGCAGGAATGTCACCTGGCCCGCCGTGTCGCCCACCTCCTGAGTGGTGAGCACGGCACGCATTGGCGGGCCATTGAAGAATGCAAGCCTGTAATCCATCGTGAATGCCGCCAGAATGGGCGCACCGCCCTGCCAGACCTTGGAGTCGAGCGAGAACGGCAAATCATCCAGACTGGCCGAAATGTCGTCCAATCCCTCAAGCGTCGTGCCCGTGGAGGCTGCCGGGAAATGACCGTGAATGCTCACATGTGCCTGAGACCAGCGCTGGAGATTCCAGTCGTAGACATAGAGCCGGTTGAAGAAACCGACGCCGCCCATATCCGCAGCCCAGTAAACCCGCGAATAGAACGGATCGACCACGCCGCGCATCGACGCAATGTCGGGGGCAGCCAGAGAGCCGAAAATCGTCCTATCGACCTTCTCAAAGCCGATATTGGCAAGAGAGCCGTCCGCGCCAATCTGGAAAAAGCCGCCACGGTCGGCGTAGAACATGTACGAACCACGGGTAGCAATGGATTTGTCCGATGCCGCGCCGCGCTGATCGTGCACCTTCGTGAAGTTGAATACCGAAACGGAACCGGGAATGAACGTTGCGACATAAATCGCCCGCTCAAGGATGATGACCGGGTTTGTCGCCTCGCTGGAACCCTGAACAATGCCGCCGTCAGGGAAATCCTGAAAGTCGCAATTGTTCGCGCCTGGTGTCCACTGCGTAATGTCGTTGAGACCGGACCAATGCACCCTGTTCGGGTTGCTTGTAAGCTGTATCAGTGCGAGGAAATCGCCCCACACGCGCACCTGATTGGCCCGTGGCGGGCTGCCCGGCAGGTCTGCAAACTCGGTAGAGACGCCGATCTGGAAATATTGCGGGTCATCGTTTTTGTTGACCGCAACAACGTAGTCGCCAAACTGCGCAAAGCTCCAAAGCGCATCATCAGATGCAGCATAGGTCGTGCCGTTCTGGCTTACGTCATTCCAGCTAAAATCGGTATTGTCCATCCGATAGATTTTCTCGGACGTGGCGGCAAATATCACAACCTCCCCGCCAGCAAGGGACCGGGCCGTGAAATAACCCAGCGGCTTGTCCGGCAGCGGCTCAGAGACCGAAACAAGGCTCGGGAACGGGATGTACGAATTGGCGGCACAAAGCACGCCCCGCACATCCGCCGCAACATTGCTATTCAGGGCAGCGCTATCCGGTGCCCATTCCGCGAATGGAATCTGCATGTCAGAAATGCGTCGGGCAGATGACGCCCGTCCCGTTGCGGGCCGAAGTCTCGGCCTTCAGCGCGTTGTACTGGTCCATGTAGTCGTTGAGGGACTCGGCTGCTAATGCCGGGTCTTTCAGCGTGTTCTTGGCAAAGATGTACTTGGCTCGCGCCTTGATCATGTCGTAGGCGTAATCAAGCCACGCATTGCTATCACCGGGATTGACCAGCGGTGCCAGCCGGTACGGGCCGACCTGAAGGCGGATGGTGTAGCTGGTCGCGCCGGGAATGGGATAAAGCCGGATTTTCTGGTTGAAGTACGTCCAGAGATACGGTTCGCCACGGGCCGCAGAATTGTCAGAAAGCGTCTCGATCTCTTCGGGCGGAACGCGCACCATCGTGGTGCGCTGGCCCTGTGCGTCCTCGCTGTATGCCGCTACAATGCGCACAAGCGTGCGGATATCGGGATGGTCATTGTCGTCATACCATTCCTGATCCTGCACGGTCAGGAAGGTGATGTCGCGGGTCTCGTTGAAAAAGAACGTGTGCCGCTCACAATAGCGCTGGGCCGCCTGAATGGCCTTGATGATCTGGCCTGCGTATTCGCCCGTGGTATCGTCCACATCATCAGCGATGTCGGCGCGTAGGTCGGAAAGTGTCGTCATTCCGGTGATCTCCCTACAGCCCAGGCTTCAATCTGTTCTCTGAGGTTGGCGGGATCGAACTTCTCGTAGACCCAGCCCTGAGACGTGCGGACGCGGACAACGATCTTGCCGCGCTTGTCGGGGATGATGGTCGCCTTGTCGAATCCAAGGGATGCGAGGATGTCAGTCGCTTTCATCGCCCTTGCACGCACGAATGTGGAAGTGTGCGCCCCGCTTCTTCAGCTTCTTGCCGCATTTGGGGCATTCAACGGAAAGGGGCAGAGACTGCTCCCCGCCCCTCTTCCTTGGCTCGCTGAAGTCAATCAGCGACCAGATGGTTTCGTCCGTCATGGATTGAGCGCAGCGAAAAGCTCTTCTAGCGCGTCCGCGACGTTCTGCGCACTGAAGTTCTGCGAGGAGAAGGGAATGTCGGCGGCATTCGGAGCCGCGCCGGTAATGGGCGAACCATTGACCGTCAGGCTCGTCTTGGCCTCAATCTCGTCGGCAACGAACTTCATGCGCTGGTTTTCGGTATTTGTGCCCGTGACAGCCATGTGTTCCGCTCCTGGTAAAGAGGGGCGGGACCGAAGCCCGCCCCCATGGCCTTAGCCGTTGTCCACCACGTACCACACGGTGATGACGGCCCGCCCCGCCGTTCCATCGCCCGTGGCCGCATCATTGTAGCCCCACGTCACGACACGCTCGTCGGCGCTGTAGCGGTTGGTGGCGTCCAGGTCTTCCGACGAGAACAGCACCGTTGCCGCCGAGTTGGCATCGGCTGCGGAGACGAACTCGTCGTCGCCAATCGTGCCCTCACCAACGTTGATGTCGTCAGCCGTGGTGTCGTTGAAGCCTTCGATGACGTGGACGGCCCCGTCGATGATGAACGCACCCTTGGGGAGAATGCCCACAATGCCGCCGTTCATCGTGTGGTCGATGTTGACGCGCAGCGTGTGCACGACCTGTAGGGCATACTGACGGCCCAGAGCGGGCTGGTTGGCATCATTGGTAGCCATATCCTAGCCTCCTTTCTTAGCTGTGAGCCAAAGCGTAGGTCGAGACCACCACGGTACCGAAGTCCGTGCTGTCGAACACGGTTTTCTTCATGCCGAGGATCGTCTGAACCGAAACGCCAAGCTCGCGCTGATAATCGAACAGCTCCTCAACGATCTTGTAGCGCGTCGGGGACTTGTTCATGCCGAAGGCGGCAACGCAGGACTGAGCGCCAAGGAGAACAGCGCGGCGAACCGTGCTGACCTGCGCCCCCGTCGAGCTATTGACGCCGGGAGTGACATGCTCCGCCTCGCGGAGAATGACGCCGTTGTACACGCCCAGAGCACCCGAGAAAATCGGGTTGGACGAGCCACGACGCTCAGCCGCCTTCTGGATGTCCAGCCACTGGCCCGTGGACGTGTTCGTGCGAAGGTCGGTAACCTGGTACGGATGCAGGTACATCACATAGTGGTTGCCGCCATCGACGCGAACCGGACGGATCTTCGGATTCGCCACCTTCGCCGTCTCGACAGCCTTGTCGATCAGATCGAGGGTGAAGACATCCGAAGAGGTCAGCGACTGGTCGTTCGCCCGCCCGCCAGCACGGATGATGCGGCCCACCGAAGGCGCAATCGGCGCGTTGAACCCCCAATGCACGGGCTTCAGCGTGACGGCACGGCCCTCGAACGTCATGTCCGGGGCAGTGTAGCCGCAAGCCTGGATGAAGAACATCATGCTCAGGCGGTCGGCGTACCAGTCAACAAGCCCGTCCTTGGCCTCCTGACGGAGGGAGAACGGAACGCGCTGCGCGTCGATGGTGCCCTCGTTCTTCACGCGAACGGCGTAGGCCAATTCGTTGATGACGATGGAATCCGAATAGGTCGTGAGGGCTTCCTCATTACCTTCCAGAATCTGGGATTCCGAAACACCATCGCCAACAAGCTGACGACGCAGGCCGAACGTAACCTTGTCACCCTTGCCCTTGTTGGTCTCGGTCTTAAGCTGGATGATGCTATTGGACGAAGTGCCCATGAGCGGTGCGATAGGAGTGGCCTTCGACACCTCTTCCGCGAGCTTCTTCGACCAAAGCTTGACCGCCAAGGCGTCATTAACGCCATAGGTTGTGGTAGCCATTATGGTCTCCAAATTTTTGGGAATTTTTGCGGGTTTGGTGCGTGCTGTTACGCCGCTCGCGGGCGAAAGCGGGCTTGTCGGGCCGCTGTCCGTGCCATGCTGACGGGATGGCCGCCGGAAGCCAGTTTCAAGCCATGGCTAGGGCCTAAGAAAATGAGGGGCCTTAGCCCCCCATAAGCTTCTCAAAAAGGCGGGCGTTCTTCGGATCGCTCACCCATCTGCTGAACTCTTCTTCAGGCATGGCCGCTAGCGCCTCTGCGGTGATTTCGTCGCCGCCAGAGGTGCCAGGAGCCTGCCCGATGGTCTTTGAAGCGCCCTGAGCCTGTTCGATCTTCTTCAGACGGTCGGCAAGCTCGTTGTTGACGGGCGGCTGTTGCTGCTGGCCCTGAGACTGTGGCGTGTAGCCATAGCTCTGGGCGATTGCGTACACCGCTTCGGCGGCTGAAGCGCCCTGTGACGCCGCATGCATCACAATCTGCTTCAGTTCCTCCTCAATCTGGGCGTTCCTGACACGCGGGTCTTCAAAACGCTTGTCCACACGGGCAAACGCCTGAAGCTGCTTGTCGCGGGTCTCGGAAAGCCACTTTGCGGCATTGGGGAAATCCGGGTTTTCCTGGGCATACCGGCGTGCGTCGGTCTCCCAACGGCCCCAGACCTCTGCTTCCTGTTGCTTCTGCTGAATATAAGCCAACTCCTGCTGTTCGCGGGCGGTCAGCTTCTCTTGCAGCTTCTGCAACTGCTTCGCCTGCCACTGTGTGAAGGCGAAAATATCCTCGTTCGGGTCCGGTGGAGTCTCTTCCTGCTCTTCCGGAACCTGCTTTTGCGCCTGCATCTGAGACAGCATGGTCCACCTTTCTTCGAGGCGGGCCAGTTTCTCGCGCAATTCGCGGTTTTCTGCCTCTGTCTGCTTGCGCTTTTCGCGCTCAGCGTGAAGTGCGCCATGAGGGACAAGCTTAGATTTGCCGTCACCCTCTTCCTGAGGCTCTCCGGCCTCGTTTTTGGCACCCTCATCAGCCTGTTCGGGCTCTGTAGCGCCCTCTGTCAGATCTACATTGCCCTCATTCTCGAAAAATGCCCGTTCCTCTGGGGAAAGAGCATCAGGTTCGGTCGGCGTGCCTGCACCTTCGCTGGAGGTCTCGTAGACAGGATCGGTCATCGTGCAGCCTCCTCTTTCACCCACGCACGTACCTCAGCGACAGTCGGGATTCCTCTGACGCTAAGCGCACGTTCGCGACCGCTCGGAAGCTTGACGCTGACCGTATGGATGTCATCTGCAAGCTGTGAGATTGCAGCATCCAGCGCACCCGCCGCAATTGCGGCAGACCTGATTTCACTCCAAGTCATTTTCCACCTTGGTTCTGGCCGTCTCGTGGCCCGTACGAAACCGCAGGATCGGCTGCGGTGCCCGAAAGCTAGGCTTATCCTAGCTATTTGGGTGGGGCTATGCCCAGAAATCTTGTGCCGCCATTACGCGCCGCTCGTGTTTGCCTCGATGGCCGTCAGAAGCGTGATAATCGCCGCATTCTGGACGTAAAGGCCCTTCAGCAGCGTAATCACCGTGCCGTCAGCATCTCCCGTGGCGTCGGTGTAAGCGGCGTCGTCAACAGCGCCAATCGTTGCGTTAGAGACCGCGCCGCCGCTGCCCTGCGTTACGAGGAGCGCATACCCGTCCTGTGTCGAGATGTATTTAGGTTCCGCCATGGCTTAGCTCTTTGCTGATGAGGTACGTTGAGAATTGGCCCGCTGACGGGCAATGCGGTTCTGCTCAGACCGGATTGCAAGCCCTTGCATCTCGTTCTGTAGCTTCTGCTCCTCGACGGCGAGTTGCATCCTGGCCTTCTCCTGCTCAATCATCAGGTCGAGGCCCTTCATCTCAGCGCCAATCTGAGCGTCAGCCTGCTTTGCCTGTAGATTGAGCGCCGTCTCGGCCTGCTTGGCCTGTAGCTCAAGCTGCTTGCCCTCAAGCTCCATCTGGCCCTTCTGCATCTCAAGCTGAGCCTTCATCTCCTCGGGAGACGGCGGCTGCGGCTGCTGCTGCGCTTCCATGGCCTTCTGCCTGATCTTCTCCACCAGCGAAGCCGGGAGCGGCGACATTGACAGAAGCTCAAGCGCGATGTCCGGCGTGATCATGTCCTTGACCATCGGCAGCATCTGCATGAGAATCTGCCACGTCCTGTCCTTCTCATTCGGGCTGGACGGGCTGTCATCCACGATGATGTCGTACTCACGGTTCGCGACATCAGCCCTGGTCAGCGGCACATACTGGCGCATGTCATCGCCAACAATGCGCACAAGACGGCCATCCGCAAGATGCTCCTGAATGAGGTAGAGCATCACCCTACCCTGCCTCTTGCGATAACGGCGGAGCGAGTTGAACAGGCTCGCCAGAAGATTAAGGCTTGACTGACGGCGCTGGTACTCAAGAACGCCAGCTTGATCGACCTCACGAGTCCCGAGGAACTCCATCGAGAGGCCAGTCACATCATTGATGGCCTCTTTCGACTCCTGGAACAACGTAAAAAAACCAGCGGGGAACTGGGCCGGTGACTTGGGGATGATCTTCGGCTTGTCGCCCGACAGAGCGCCCATGTTGGCCCATGTGATCTCGTCAGACTTGGCCCAGCTTGCTTCAGCCTGCCGGTCATCCTCGAATGCGCCACGCTCGGCAATGATCCCGCCCTTGCTCTGGCTATTGAGCAAGAACATCACCTGCGAGAAGAATTTATTCGACCAGCGCTGCGGGTCTTTGGCAGCCCTCACAACGCCATAGAACTGACGCTGATTCTTGTCGTAATAGCCAGTGATGCATTCCCAGCCGAAAAGGCCGGTTCCGGGCGGCACAAGCGGATTGTCCGGCTCGCCTAATACCTCACGCCCAATGAATGCACGGCGGACAACCTTGCGCGTCTGGCGTACAGCCGGGAAATCCGGGAAATCCTTGCGGATAAGCCTGATCTGCTCTTCCGCATATTCCCGCACCTGGTCCGAGTTCTCGATGTCCGGCCCGCGCCAATATGGCTGACGCTCGATCCACCTGATCTCGACTAGCAGGCAATCCTTGGTCTTGGTGCCGTATTCGTCGGCAAATTCATTCTGCCCGCCCTCATAATGGTCAGCGGCATCCTGATCGTGCGGGTCAAGCTCATCACTCAGGCTCTTGAGCCAGCCAGCGTGCAACAGGCTCTTGTCCTTGACGCCCGTGAGCGCCATGGCGTCATCATACGAAATCTTGCGCACACGCCAGAGACGGCGGGCATCCGAAAGGTTAGGCTTGTGAGCGTAGCAATCCCAGCCCATTTCGAGGCAGTCGATGCGCTCAATCTTCGGCTCGCCATCCGGATTGTCATCAAAGTCAAGCCGGGTATCCGTCCAGCCCATGCCCGTGATGACAGCATCCTGAAACGCGTCGGACTCTTCGTCTTCAGCGCCGCACTCATCGCGAAACCATTCAGCAGCCTGGCTCAGCACCTCATTGGCAAGAGCATCGCCCTGCTCGCGCGGAATAAAGCGAATCTCGCGCCTGTTGTTGATCTCCGATCCGGTGATGGCATTGACCAGCGGCGCAATCCTGTTGAAAGTCAGGGCAGGACGCTGCTTTGCGCGAAGCTCGTTCAGGTCTTGCTCGGACCACTGATTGCCCGCGTAGAAGTCAAAATCCTCCCGCGCCTCCTTTCTCCACTTGGAGACGTGCGGCATGTCCTCCTTGATCCAGCCGATGAGCTTGCGCGTCAGGTCATCAAGGCCAGCTTCAGGCACAGCACCGCCATCCGGCCCCGGCCCGTCTGTGTAGTCGTCGGCCATTCAATCTACCTCATGCAGCAAGCCAGCTTGATGAACTCGTCGTCGCGCCCCTGTATCGGCCACGAGAAGCAGGACGCGGCCTATTGACGTCAGCCATTGCCGCCCTCATGCGAAATGCATCAGCGCCGTGTGACGTCCAGTCGTGAAGCGGAGACTTCTTGAACGTCTTCAGCTTTTCGTCATACTCGCGCCGATACTGTGTCAGAGCCTCAAGGCCACGCCTGCAGCGCTCTTCATCGAACCAGCACCGGTCGATGTACCGCTGGGCCGCATTGATGCCGTCCATCACGCTATGGCGCGGGACAATAGTCGCAGCAATGCCCAAGCCTCGCAGCGTCTCTACTCGCGAAACGCCTGTCGAGAGCGATTTCACGGCCACGTCATGCGGGAAAAAATGCTGCCCGTAGAGATAGCCCTTTTCCCGCAGCACTGTCGCATAATGGTCGAGGCCCACACCTGATGCCTCGTAATAGTCGATAATCCGCTCTTCCTGTCCCGCCGTCTGCCCGAACCAGATTGCGGTGCTATCAGAGACACCAAGATCCCAAGCCGTCCAGACAGGCAAGCCTCGCTCAATCGGCACTCGGCCAATTCGGCCCTCCTCACGGGCACGCTTTAGCTGCTCAGCAAAAAATGCGCCCTTGATGGCTGCCTCGAAAGAACACTCGTATTCCTGCTCGTACTCATCTTCGGAGAGCATCGAACGTGCGTCGGCAAGCTCTTGCTCTGGGACAAGGCCGGTCTCGGATGCCTTGAGCATGAGGGCGAACCAATCATCCGAATGAATCGCGCCAGGCCATGCGGTCTCAGGATCGCCAGCCCAGATGCGATAAAAATCATTCCGGCCCTTTGGCGTCCCAATGAATGTCGCCCAGCCTTGACGATCAGAGAGCGCAGGACGAACAACTTGCGGCCAAACACGCGGATCCATGTCGGCGTACTCATCAAGCACGACGCCATCGAAATAGAGACCGCGCAGCCTGTCGTAATTCTCAGCGCCGTAGAGCCTCACTCTGCCGCCATTGGGCAAGTCAAGGCGAAGCTCACTCTCGTTGACCTGCGCTCCAGGAATGCGTGCTCCATACTCTTTGACGTAGCTCCATGCGATGTCCTTCGCTTGCGTGTAAAAAGGCGCAATGTACGCAAAGCGAGGATTTGTCTTATCACAGCGGAGAGCCGCATCAATCAAATCCATCACGCAGGCAACCGTCTTACCAGCGCGACGGTGAGCGACAATGCAGGCCCAGCGCTCTTTCCGCCTGTGAAATGGAACGAACTGTTCCCGAGCGCGGTAACCTAGATCAATGACAGTCAATCGCCTTCGCGAGGGACACCAGTCACGATCATCTTGACGGGTCCCTCCCCCTCATTGTCGGCGTGATTAAGCTGCTGCGGGACCTTTCCATCGAGACGATCAGCAATTTCCTTGATTGCCTGAACATCGCCAGCAACAGCTTTCTGAATCAGAGCATCGGCCACTTCGCGCAGCTTTGTGCCACCCTTTTCGCTTGCTTCACGGATGGCGATGTTAAGCATGTTGGCAAAGGACCGCTCTTTAGGTGGACGGCCAGCCATTTAAATTCACCTATCGGTTTGATTTGCCTTTAGTGATGAGGATGATCGGGATATTGAGCCGCCTCGGCTTCATGTCCATAGATGCGCCGCCCCTGGCCCTTGCCGATGTAGAAAGCCTTCCCGTCTCTTGGGTCTATGAGCTCATAGACATAAAATCGCGCTTCTGCCATCTCGTCTATGCGCGTTGCGACGCATGAGGGAAGCTCATCGCTTGAGCCATGATGGCCTTTGCCCTCTCGTGGTTAGGATGCTCCGGGTAGCGGCATGCCCTTATGACGGGACAGAATGCCGCTTGCTCCTTGGAGCAATGACAGGAGCAAGGAGTTTCCCAAATATGGATGGGGTGCGTTTTGATCTCGTCTATGCGGCGCGGGTCGGTCATGAACGATCCTTGAAGCGCACGAAACCAATCGGCTCCATCTTGCGCCGAGCCATGATCTTGTCGCCGTTGTGATCAACCACGCCCGTATCGATTAGCTCGTACTCTTCGTAGACCGTACGAGCCAAGTAGTGTTCACCATCAGGATCGCGGTCGATGTCGGCAGACCGGCGCTTGATGAAATACTCTCGGGTCATGGATGCTCCGAATAGGTCAGGACGGGCGCGGACGTGGCGCGTCGAGCGATTTTCCTTTTGCCGCCTTGATCATCCCCCACCCCTCTTAGCCCGAAATTTTCTCAAAAAAAAGACAGAACCCCTCTTGCATTCCCATTTATGGGATGATAAGTTTGCATCATCAAGCAAGGGAGAAACGAAATGACCTACTTCACCGCTCGCACCGCAAAGCAGCTCGACGCCCAGATCGCAGCCTTCAACAAGGCTCACCCCAACGCGGAGATCACCCTGAACTTCGGTCGCCAGCGCAGCGGTGGCGGCTGGTACGTCCACCGTGATTATGGGCGCGATCCCCAGAACAACCTCACCTTCGCCGATGTCGTTGAGTACGCGAACCGCGAGGCGGCCAACGCTCTGGACGCGGTATATTGCTCTGCGGCGGCAGGACGGGGTGCGGCATAAGCGCTATCAAGCAAGGGAGAACTGAAATGAACCGCACCGAAGCCACCGCCGCCGCCCGCAAGTTCATCGAGACCTATGTCGATACCGACCGTCAGTGGGATGTTGGTTCCGTCGAGGGTTGCCTGCCGGACGGCTACGAACTCCGCAACGTCGAGGACGGCGACTTCTTCCCGACCACGGTCGAGAACATCGCCAGCGTCATCGAGAACCACGCGGTTCGCGCATGACTCCCGCCGACTATCGCCAATGGAAATCCGCCCTCGGTCTCTCGGGGGCGGAAGCGTGCCGGAGGCTAGGCCTCTCGAAGAACATGGACGCGCGCTATTCCCGGGACGGCGCGAAGATACCGCGCTATGTCGCCCTAGCATGCGCCGCGCTTGCCCGTGGTATCCGTCCCTGGCCTGAATAAGGGGCGCCGTCCTGCTGGCAAGCTTCCGGTAACTCTAACGCGGCGGGCGGCTCGTGACTGGAATGGACGCTGATTTGCTATGCTGGCTCAGCGTCCGAAGCCTCGATTGGTTCACTGCCGCTTGGCAGTGAACTCGGGTAGCCCGCACACCTACGCCTGAATGACAAGATGCTTTCTTCGGCTGTTGCGTAGTGCCGGGCTAACTGTGAAATGGAAAAGGCCAGCGCACCGAAGTGACTGGCCCTACCCCCGCTTAGGCGCAAATCGCCTATCATAATCATTCGTCATAAAATACATTTTCCGGCAAATGTCAAGCCCCTTTAAATCCGAAAGAACCTTGCCAGCGCATTACACAGAATCCGCGTAGCCCCAATCATGTGCGGCAGGCGCTCATCGCGAATGATGATCAGATCCAAGGCCGCCCAAAGGTTTTCGCACCGATGTTCGTTCTGGGCTTCCTGGATGGCGCGGCGGCAGTTTTCATAAGCTTCTTTCGTCGCCTGTACCCATTCCTCGTATTCTTTGGTGATCTCTGGTGATGGCATTGCCTCGTCATCGATCAGCCGCCCAGGTGCCTTTATCGCTCGAAGATACGCATTGCGCAGTGCCAGGTACTCTTGTGCCGCCTTGTATTGATCGTCGGAGAGCCCATCGCTTTTGCCAAGGATATTCAGGTAGCCAATGTAGCTTCCCGCCCTTTGATCGCGCAGCTTGCTTTCCGGCAGTCCAAGCATACGGCGGCGGGCATCAAGGGCTACTATGTCCGCCGGGCCATGATCGATGCCTGACCGGCTGATGCGCCCGCTTGGCTCTCGCGGCCCTGCCTTTCTCGGCCTGCCGCGCCGCTTCTGCCCCTTTGTCCTTGCTTTCATTGTAACCCCGCCGCTTGGTTGATATCAGGCTCGTTGATAGGCTGGCTTGCCGCCGTTGATCCGCTTCTTACGAGCCTCCGCGCAAAGCATATCCAGTCTGCGCGAGAGGCTTCCGACCTTCCCTGGTTCCGGCAGCGTGAAGAACTCCAGGAATGTGCCGTTAGTGTCGCTAAGGCGGATTTGTATGGTCCAGTCGCCGCCGTCCCGGAAGATGGAGTAATCGACGCCACGCCGGTCGGCCCAATCCGCAGCTTCTTCCAGAAGTGATTCAAATCTGCTGTTCACGCTGCCCTCCTAGTGACCTTCTGCCCCTCTACCGAAGCGGTGGGCATCCCCATCTTAATCAAGGCATAGCGTATGGTGGTGTGGTCACGCTTGCCGAACAGCCTCCCCAGCTGGGTTAGCGATAGATCAGGGCGAAGCCGACGCGCCTCTGCTATCGCCTCGAAACGGGCTGTAACCACCTTCTTGGATCGGCAAGCGCCCTTGATATCGGCAACCGTCACGTTATGCCTTTCTGCGACAATCGGGATTATGTCCTCGACGCGGATCTTGTTCCGGCCATTCACGCGCATCGAGATTTCCGCAATCATCTTGTTGAAGCGGATTTCCGCTGAGATGTCAGACTTGATCTCCTTCACACGCTCGGCTGCAATTGCTTGCGCCTTCGAAGCCTCATTGCGTTTGATCTCCGCAAGCTTCTCCTGTGTGCACCGGAGTGGTGGCATCTCTACCGGACGGGCAACTGAGGACTTCCGGGCTTCTTTCTCCTGCGCCAGTTGTTCGAGCTTCCGCTGCTTTTGCTTCTCTCGCAGTCTGGCGAGGAATGCAGGATTGAAGCCTCGGTTAGCCAGGAATGCTTCGTGGTTGTAGCCTCTCATTAGGCCGTCTCCGCTCGTCTCGCTTGATACCTTTCCCACGCGTGCCTCTTTGCCTCGTACCGGCGCTCTCTCAGCCACCGAGCAAGAGAGGGGATGAATTTTGACCGCTCCCGATATGTCGGGTCGAATGAAGGGGGCAAGCTGCCCTTCAGCCACTCCGCCGCCTGTAAGATGAGCTCGTGGTCACGAAGCGGCGCTTTCTCAAAGGCATCAAGCGCGCTGGCAAAATCTTCTGCATCCTTGATGGGGTAGACATTCCAGAGGCGCTGGAAGGCCTCCGGGACCGGCGTTTCCCGCTCGCAGCGAATGTCGTAGTCACGTATCCATTCCGGCTTGAAACCGCGCCAGCCGCGCAGGATCATCTCATCAGCCGCTTCGTTCGGGTCTCGGCAGCGAGCGAACTGCTTAGCCAAGAGCCGTGCCGCGTGTGGCGTGAGCTTTGCCTTGATGGCCTTTCGGTGCTCTATGACAGCTCGCGCATGTTCTTCGTCGAGGACAGCGCGAAGCTCGGTGAGTACATCCGTCATCTCGACACCTCCTCGTTGAGGGCGGCGTCGATCATGGCAACCCATGTATCAAAGATGCCCTTATCCTCTCCGGTTCGGGCATCCCAATCCATCAGGGCGGCATAGCCATCCTCAACCATTCCACGAGTAGGCTCCCGCATAGCCTCTATGGCGGCGCGGGCCATAACCATGTGATCTGCGCGTAGAGCATCCGCAGCCGCTTCTATAAGCCCAAGCGGAACGCCAGTATGGCGCAGCTTAACTTGCTCTATGTCGGCCATTCGAATGGCGCGCGCCACCTTCTCAACCATTGTCGTCATGCTGCTGCATCCCTCTTCGCGGCGCGCCGGAGCCATTCGGCTACCTGTGCGCAAGCTTCCATCTCCCTCTGCTTTTGAAGTCGCGCCATTTCTCCGAACTTCCGTCCGTGATCGCGCAGCCAGTTGGCGCGAGCTGCGGCCATTCCCTCGAAGATGTCGGCTAGCTCTGAATAGGATCGGGTCATCTCGCTCCAACCCGTTGTTTCCCGGTCTCAGTTCTAAGCATCCGAGCCATCATCCAGACGGATCCGAGTGTGGTAGAGGCTACGTAGACAACGCCTGCAACAGCGATCTGCCACCACTGGCCCGTTTCAACGGCGCGCCAGATGCTCGACCAAATGAAAAGCTGGGCAACAAACCACACGCAGTTTGAGGCCACGGCCCATTTCGTGTGGTGCCGGACATCACCACTGTTGCGAGAGCGGGAGACTGCTGTGAAGGCAGCGTTCTGAACCATAGAGACAGCCGCCAAACCGACCATGGAAAGGATGAAGCTCATACGGACTCCATTTCAGCTATAGCGCAAAGGAAGTCGCACGCCGGGACTATCGGCTTGCGCACAGGCCAATCCTCGGGGATCTCGTCTATGAAACGGCGCTCACCATTTATGCGGGTCAATCGCGCACCAATTTCCCGCGCATACGCTGCGGTACGAGCAAAGTTCTCCGGGAAGTGCTTACGATACAGCGCCCAATAATCGGGGCTTGTCGCCTTCACGCAGCCTGTTTGCAGGCAATTAGCATTAGGGAAACCCATCGCGTAGGAGCGCGGCAGCTTGAGTCCGGCGCGTTCGACCATTGCGAGACTGGCAGCCTTCGTAATGCCATGTTCGATCAGCGGGGCGCGCACAATCAGTTCAAAGTAGGTGGACTTAAGGCGCTCGAAACGCTCCACGTCCTCCCTATCTGCCGTGTAGCCGAAAACGTGAACGTCGCCGGGCCTTTGAAACGCAAGACGTGGCGCTACCTTCATTTCGCTAGTGCAGGGCGCGCCGTTGATGCCGGACATGTAGCGGCGCTTTTGCCATACGTCCCAAACGCTTTCGTACTCACCAGACTTCAGCAGCGTCACGCTTGCATTGAGGCGGCGCATCGCATCTGCTTCGAAGCGGTAGTTATCCGGGTCTTCGTTGTTGGTCTCACACCGGACGATTATCGCCTCCGGGTTCTCGCGGAGCGCCAATTGCGCGGCAACAAAGCTCGCAGCTCCGGTAGACCACCAAATGAGAGTGCGAGGCGTCATGCCGTGCACCTCACCGGCACACCCAAGTCGGTGAGAAACGCCTGAACATCACCAACCCCACGCACAACTGCGTAAGGGACCATGTTCTCGACGCACCTGTCCTGAAACTCTATCTGGGCCTTGGATTGCCTTCCCTTGGCGGACTTCACCTCAAGGAAGGCGACAACGCCCCGGTGAATGAACAGAAGATCAGCCGCGCCTTTCGTCATTCCGAGGCGCTTTGCCATGGCTCCGGCTATCGCGGATCTTGGGTTGTTTGTGATGTGGACGACGATTGCGCCGGGGACCGCAATGCGGAGCCAGTCGACAATGGTCGAGTGCACTTGGAATTCGGAGGGCTTGGGAGCGATGCTCATGCGGCCTCCCTCCAAGTGGGGAAGAAAAGGCCCAATCCATTGCGGGCCGCCCTTTGCAGGGCATCTACTGCCCGATCTCCAGCCGCAAACAGGGTGGACCCATTCGAAGGGCTTTTGCCTTCGGTGCCATCCGGCCTTTCGAACCGCACCTTCCCATGGATGAAGAGGGTTCCATCGGCTTCCCGGGCCGCTGCCTGCCACCACGGCGCGCTTGTTCTGTCCGGCGTGAGCGCTATGCCATGGCCGTGAGCAAAGAACTTGTCGAGCCACGGCACTAGGCCATTCCGGCCACCGAATGGCGGGTTCATCCACACAAACCCATGCCACGGCAGCGATAGAGAATCGGACGAAATCCAATCGGTGCAGGGAACATGGGGCGCGCCGCCAGGAGGCGCGGCTACATCAAGGTCAAACACCTCGCCAAGAGCATCGAAGATATAGGCCGGAGTATACCACTCGTCGGATTGGCCGACGCTTTCCCAATAGCTCATCAGAACGCCCTCACAAGCCCGTACCAAAGCGCGTATGTGGTTGGGTTAGTCATCTTCCCGCCCCGCCATCTCTATGAGCTTCACGCCAAGGGTCTCAGCCCGCGTTCCGCAGGCGATCAATTTCCGGCCCGTAGCGATCAGCATCGATTTCCATAAGCCGCGCAGCCAAGAGCTCTGCCTTCTGCCGCGCGATGAATGCTTCGTGTTTTGCACGAGCTAAACCCTTCTCGTTGTGTCGTGCGACCGCCTCGCGGACACTGTCCGCAACGTCAGCCGGTATGCGTTTGATCTTCTTCCACCGGAGGCGTTCGATTGTCGTGTAAGACAGGCCGGTAGCCCTAGCCGCTGCAAGGATTTGCTCCTTCGCAGAGCCATCCCCGCCCAGGAAACGGACGGACGACGCCATCTCATTCTGGATTGCCTCAACTCGGTACATTTCCGTCTCGCGCCGTGAAATTTCTCGATTGCGCCGTGAAATTTCCGTCTCGCGCCTCTGATTTTCCGCCATTTGGAATTTCTCGCTTGCTACCTTCGTGACGGTCGAAGGCGGCAACTAAGCCGTTGAAGACGGCAACCAAGCCGGATGATCCGGCAAATGCGGGAAACTGAAAATGGAAGATCTCGGTGCAGCAGCTCAAAGACTTTTGGCGAAGATGGATGAGCGTGCACGTAAAAATAAAAGGGTCGGGGAGCGCCCTTATGCTCCCAACAGATCTACTGGCGGCGCGGTGTATGTTGTGCGTTGCCAAAGGGAGGCCGGGAGCGCAAAACCCTCGCCGCAACTCTCGGCCTCCCTCACCCGCCGCCCCTGGGTGGCTGATAATCAGAACTTCCCGCATCATTGGAGGGGGGCCTCCCGACCATGATTGGCATGGAATCCGTATTTCTTCTGAGCGAGTTTCCTTGCTCGCGCCGCATCTTCTATCGTCAAGAAGTGTCCGAGGTGTTTTTGCTTCCGATCCACGGTGATGTATGCAAGCCAGCGTCCTCGATTAGTATCCCAACAGACGCCCGTAACTCCGCTTCGGTTGTTCCTATTGCGACCGGCATTCCGTCTGTTTTCCTTACGGGAAACTTCTCGCAAGTTACTTATGCGGTTATCGTCGCGGGCCCCATTGATGTGGTCAATTTCTATGGGCCAGTATCCGTGGGCATAGAACCAAATCACTCTATGGACGAGATGAGCCTTCTTATCGATGTGGATAATGAGATAGCCGTCCGAGTTATAGAATCCGGCTTCTTTGCCAGCGTAGTGCTTATTCCATCCATGGATCGTCCAATGCGTCACCTCCCTAGGCTTCCATCGGATTTTCCCGGATTCAACGTCTACCTGTACGAGCTCATTCAGCCTATCTCGCGATACAAGAGAACGGCTCCCTGTTCTGCGGCGAGGGTTCTTCATGCGCGCCACCAATGATCTCGGGAGACAGTCCACGGTGAAAACGATGCCAGCCCGTCTATGTCACGGTTCAGTCGGTCAGTCGGAGACCTGCCTTCCGTCCTGCGGGCTAGCCCACCCTGGACAAAGGACGGTGCGAAGATCGTGCTGCTACCCGTAGGCGCGTCACACTCCAGTGGTGAAAGGGGTGCCGGGGAAGGGCTGGAGGAGGAGAACCCCTCCCCGGCTGGAGTCACCGCGCGGGAGGAGGAGACGCGGTGATTGGTGAAAGGGATAATGGAGGCGGTCATGTGCCCTGCTCCCGGGATTTGGAGCGTTCGACGGGAGGCTCTGGAAGAGGTTGCCAGTGAGTGGGGCTGTCGCCGCCCTCGGTCATGCAGGGCCAATAGATCCAAGAACCGTATTCAAACCGACCGACCGCTGTCGGGTGGTAGTCAAACGCGATGAGGACAAGTGTCCCGTCCATCGGGGCTGTTTCTATGGGTTGCCAATTGTTCGTGTCAGACTTCATGGCTTCAATCTCAGCTCGACCGGGAGCGCGTCAGGCCCACCATCGTTGATCTTGGTCATGCCGCGACCCCTCTGCGTTTCCGCTTCAGCAAGCGCCGTTCGGCCATGAAACCGCGAATCTTCTTTTCGGTATCCGGGTGGATCGTTACGAGCTTTCCGCGCTTCGGGGTTGTGCCCTGGCGAAGCCTTTCGACCAGACGCCCATTACGGGCCGCGAGATACCCAAAGCGGTACTCGCTCATGCCGGTTTCGGCCAGGAACTTCTCGATATCGGTAAGGAGTTGCGACTTCATGATTACGCAGGATACACGCAATTGCGTTAAAGTCAAGTGCCCGCAATAACGTTCAAGCACAAAACGCAAAATATGCTAACTCTAGCCGCCATGAACGATGAGAGTTGGCGGAAGCGGCTCTTCGCTGCGATTGAAGCGGAGATCAACAAGGGGAGATCAGCGCGACAGATCAGCATCGCCGCTGGTCTAGGCCCTAATTTTGTCAATCAGCTTATGAAGTCCGGTCGCGAGCCGAGCGTCGGCAACTTCCTGGCGCTCACCAAGGAACTAGGCGTCAGCCCGATAAAGATCCTTACCGGACTAGAAGTGACGCCAACTGACGAGGAACTTCTTCGTGTGTATGCTGGTCTGTCTGAAGAGGGGCGCCAGCAGTTACTCCGGCTCTTTCAAGAGCTGCGAGGTATTTAGCGTATTGAAGTCCGACCTCCCGATGTTCGTCCGATAACGAAGCCCAGATTCGTAATATCTCTTCGAGTTCCCTCATTCGTGCCCGCCGCATGAGACTGTCCCCGTCCCTCACGAGACGACAGGGAGATTTTCCTTAATGAAGCCCTGCACAGCGTACATGGTACTCAAAACTGCCTCCCTTACTGGCTCGCCATGAGTACCCAATTAAGACTGAATTCCTATTCATTGGCAAGAACAAAATGAGAACATTCAGAGACCGGCGATTTTTGGTCCGCCTAGTACATAGGCCTTAAAGTTGTGCTCTAATCTCTCAGTGAAAGAGGGTTCTGAACCAGAGAGAGGGAGGGAAGCGAAGGCAAAGACACCCCCTACCCCTCAGACCTAAGCCTGAAAGGCGGGAGCATCTTTGCCATCAGTCGGCCTGAACCGTCGGTCGGTCGGTCGCATCTGGCAGGACGCCTCTCGGCTAATCCGTCCTCACTTTCCAGCAGCACGGTAGGACTTTCGACACCCGCGCCTGCGGCTTAGCTGGCCACGGAGTTGCACCGGGTCGCCGCTTCTAATGTTCCCCAAGCATAAACGCTGATTCGTGCAAAGTCAAAAAAAAATGCACGCTATCTCGTTCACACGTGTTGACATTAACGCAATTGCGTGCGAAAAGAGAAGGGTCAACGGGCACGAAGACGGCACCAGCCAGATCTGCCCATCGAAACGGCAGAGACGGCTCTGCCAGATGCCGAGAGAGGAGAGCGAGATGACCTACGAACAGAAGCGCCGCGTGATCGAAGCAATCGCAGAATGCGACCGCGTTCTCAGCCGTGCCCGCTCCTACATGGAGAAGCATCAGGACCGCGACCTCATCGCAGCCTATGAGGCTCAGAAGGCGAAGCTTCAGGGGATGCTGGAATGAGCCAGCGTCCGGCCTTCATCCGGTACACCCGCCTTGTTCATCGAAGCTGGGGCGCATGTGAAGTGTGCGGAAATGGCCGCGCGGAATTCTACGCCATCGCGTCAATGGAGAGAACCGTCCCCGGCGAGTGCGTCTGCGGAAATTGCGTATCCGGTGATGAGTTCCGCGAAGACGAATTCCTCTTTGGACATAGGGAGATCGCGCAATGACGACTGACATCGTCACCGACCTGCACGAAGCCATCAACGGCGCTCATCGCAGTGTTAGCCAAGATCATGCTCTGATGCGCCGTGCCGCCCGTGAACTCGCTCGTCTTGAGGCGGCTCTATTTGTGCGCGCCGAGATTGCCTCTGACATGCTCTCCGCTCTGAAGCAGATCGAAGCCGAAATGCGCGCTGGATTCGGGTCATCTTTAGGCGAAACACGCGAGCAGATCCGTCGCGCTATCGCCAAGGCCGAAGCCTCCCTCCCCACCCCCTCCGAACAGTGAAGGAGCAGGACATGAGCGACAACGGACGCAAGTGGATGATTGATGCATCGGCTATTTTTTATGACGGCCTCTTTGCCTTCTGCCCTGTCGAGTTGGCTGATGATGGTTCCATCGAAAGCATCGTAACCGGACTGACGATGATTTCCGACGAACCACCAAATGGTGAGCCCTGCATCGGACTTTTCCATGACGAGGGGCAGGAAGCGGCAGACGCATTTTACGCCAAAAACAAGTCGGCTGTCGATGCGCTCATGGCCATATCCAAAGACGAGAGCTGCACTGTCCCCGACCGCAATGGGGGCCAGTGACATGCCCTCCACCAATCCAGACATGGCGCACATCAAGGCGCTGGAAGAAGAGAACCGCAGGCTTCGGGAGGCTCTGAAACGTTTGGTGTCTTTTCTTGAAAGTACCGGCTTTTCAACCCGGTTCCTCGATGAGGCCCGCGCCGCTCTCAAAGGAGCACAGTCATGAAAGAATGGATCGTGAAGTACCAGTGCTACACGCCTCTTCGGCAGAAGCCGGTGGCGGCAGCCGATCACTTCGATGACGAAAGCGCCCTGCGCGATTTTTGCTGGGACAGCCCGGAAGACATCATCGAGGTGCTCGAGATCACCCGCGCCCCGCTGGGCATCAAGGACGTGACGGACGCTTATGTGCCGTCTGTACCCTTGTCCAGGTTCGAGCGTGAGGAAATCCGGGGCGAGCGCATCGCAGAGATGCGCCGGGAAGGTGTGGTGTGAACCGCTTCCTCGCCATCCGATCCCGCATAGCGGGCACAATCCAAGACACACTCGCAGGCATAGCCATCGTCTGTTTTCTCGTGGTGGTCCTCGCCTATCTGGAGGCTTTCTCATGAGCGAGACAGCAATAGCCCTTCGCCGCTGTGCCCTTAGCCTTCTGGATACGGCTCGCCGTCGCAAGGAATGGGGCATCTCCACGAAAGAAGACATAGCCCGACTGGTCAAGAGCGCCCGCTGGCACTGGCACTGGTATATCAGAGAGAGAGACATCAATGGCTAGCTGGCTGCATGTCGATATCGCCGCCTTCAAGGCGCACGTCGCTGCTCTCCTGGAACAGTACCCGGAAATGACCGAGGACGACCAGCTTCGCGCTGACATGATCGAGGGCGAGACAGACCTACACCGCCTTGTGGACCGCATCCTGCGCATCGCGCTCGATGCCAAGACAATGGCCGAGGCGGTCAAGGCCCGCAAGCAGGAGATCGAAGCCAGGCAGAAGCGATACGAGCGCAAGGAAGAAGGCGCAAAGAAGCTCCTTCGCGACGTTCTGCTTGCCGCTGATCTGTCAAAGGTGACGCTGCCTGACGCCACGGTGTCCATCACCAAGCCGCGCACCAAGGTCGTCGTCACGAGCGTGGATGATCTACCGCAGGGCTACTACCAGATCGAGCGCAAGCCAAAGACGGCAGACATCAAGGCTGCTCTTGAAGCCGGAGAAACGATCCCAGGCGCTCAGCTTGAGCTTGGGGAAGAAGGTTTGATGGTGAGGACGCGATGAGTGACAATCTCAAGATCTGGAATACTTTCGCGGATATCGACCCTGCGTATACTAAGCCGATCACCGGGAAGTCCTACAAGGGGACATCGCCGAATCCCCAGTATGTTATTCGTTGTTTGACTGAGATTTTCGGGCCGGTCGGAAAGGGCTTCGGCTGGGAGGTCCTGGAGGACGGGTTCCAACCGCTCGGGGATGAAGTCCTGCACTGGTGTCGTGTCCGATTTTGGCATGAGGACCGGGCCAACTGCTTTGAAAGCTACGGGCAAACCAAAGCTTTGATGAAAACCCGCAATGGTTTGATGAGCGATGAAGACGCGCCTAAGAAGAGCCTGACGGACGCCATTGTAAAGGCTGCATCGCATCTCGGCATCGCTGCCAACATCTTCCTCGGGAGATGGGACGATCAGAAATACGTTGCGACCGTCAACGAAGGGTTCCGCGACAAGGAAGAACCCCGCACTACGGACCGCAGAGAGGTCGCACAGCAAAAAGACCGCGTGAGCTACGCTGAAATGAAGCGTGGCCTCGCGGCAATTGAGCAAGACTTGCTCGATTGCAAGACCACGACTGCCGTCAAGAAATGCGCTGAAGGCTGGAAGCATATCTTCGACCGCGACGGCTGGACACGTGACTACGTGGATGTTGCCCGCGACAAGTTCGCCGCTCGTATCCAGGAAATCAAATCTACCGAAGCCGAGGACGTGTTCCCCGGCGATACGCCAGTAAACGGCACGTCCAACCCACATCAACACCCAATCATGGCAGGTTAATCATGGCAGGTTCTGTTAATCGCGTCATCCTCGTAGGCAACCTTGGAGCCGATCCGGAAGTTCGCAGGCTTCAGAGCGGCGATCCGGTTGTAAACCTTCGCATCGCCACATCGGAAAGCTGGCGCGACAAGAACACGGGCGAGCGCCGCGAAAAGACAGAATGGCATCAGGTAGTCATCTTCAATGACAATTTGGCGAAGCTCGCAGAGCAATACCTTCGTAAAGGCATGAAGGTCTATCTGGAAGGCTCCCTGCAAACCCGCAAATGGCAGGACCAGTCCGGGCATGATCGGTACACCACGGAAATAGTGCTCCAGAAGTATCGCGGCGAACTCCAGATGCTCGACAACAAATCGCAGTCCGACCGTGGCCCGTCACAGAGCGGATACGGCGAGCAGCAGAGCAGCTACGGGGATGGCGAAGGAAGCCGCGTCGATCTGGACGACTCGGAGATCCCATTTTGATTGGCGAAGTCTGGAAAGTCGTGCCGAGCGCTCCTCAGTTTCTCGTTTCGAGCGAGGGGCGCATCATGGTCGCTCCCTACGAGGCTCCCATGCCGCACGGGGGAACGCGGCAATACGGTGGTGAACCCCACTTTGGCGTGTGGAACAAGCAAGACGCTCGTTTCATCATCGTACACAAAGGACGCACCTACAAGGTCGCGCAGCTCGTCTGTGAAGCCTTCAACGGGCCAAAACCATTCCCAGATGCTGTTTGTATGCACAAGGACGAGAACGCAGCAAACAACCGACCAGGCAATTTGGAGTGGGGAACCCAAAAGGAAAATCTGAACGCACCGCGCTTCCAGGAATATCGCCACCTGAAACGGGGCGAAAGCCACCCCGCCTATGGGGTGAAATGGAAGCGTGCGGGCTGAGGGAGGTGGAGCAATGGCCGACAGGATCGTGGAAACCGAGTACGACCGGAAGATGCTCATCCGCTTCCTTGAGGGGCAGAAGCTTCCGTTCACCTGCACTGTCACGGCAGGGAAGATACGGACATCGCTCCAAAACAAACTTCAACGGAAGTGGATGCAGGAGATTGCCGAGCAGCTTGGCGATGTAACGCCAGAAGAAATCCGCGGCTACTGCAAGCTTCACCTAGGCGTGCCGATCCTGCGAGAGGAAAACGAAGCCTTCCGCGAGCGCTATGACGCCATCGTAAAGCCACTGCCCTACGAGCAGAAGCTTGCCGTGATGCAGGAGCCTTTGGACATGCCGATTACTCGGATCATGACCACGGCTCAGAAGCATCGTTATCTCAACGCGATCTGGCAGCACTTCTGCGAGAAGGGCATCGTCCTTACCAATCCCGAAGACCTCAGGAGGGCCGCATGAGAGACATGTTCGGCAACGAGATTTCAGTTGAAGAGGCGCGCGCTCTTTTAAGGGGCCGGAAGACGACGCAGCCACGAGGGTACGCCGCTCCACCCGGGACGGGACCGGAAGGCGAAACATGCGGCACATGTAAGCACATATACCGCAATCGACTGGCAAAAACATACCTGAAATGCGCTCTCATGCGCAGAAATTGGACCGGAGGCCCCGGCACAGACATTCGCGCACGGGCACCCGCTTGCCGTCACTGGGCGGAGGATCGTGATGACTGACATCTTCGTCCGCGACCAGCTTGGGAGGGCAGCATGAGCAGATCCACACGAGACAGGGCTGACGCATCAGCCAAGAGGAAGCAATCTCGCCTGGAAGCTTCTAGGGAGGCGGGGAATGGTTCCCCGTCCGCGTCGGCCCTTATCCGAACCTGTACCGTTCGCGAGCACACCCGCACACTGCGGGCAAGGCCGAGGCTGATCGACAATGATCTGCACCGGCAGCTTCGTGAAGAGGTGGAAATCATGAAAATGGAGCGTGAGCTTGCGCGGATACTGGACGAGGAATTGTCCAAGGGCGCGAGCTTCGCGCTGACAGCGGGGCTTATCTGATGCCCCGCACCGTCAAGGAATGGATCGGGAAGACGCCCGACACCAAGATACCCCCACGTGTTCGCGTTCGCATCTTCGAGCGAGAGAAAGGCATATGCCATCTCTGCAAACAGCCGATCCAGGTTGGCCAGAAGTGGGAAGCTAACCACGATCCGGCCCTGATCAATGGCGGCGAAAACCGCGAAAGCATGATCTTCCCGGCTCATGAGAAATGCCACAAGGCGCACACTGCTCAGGCCGTTGCGGAGAAGGCGAAAGTCGCGGCCCTTCGCGCCAAGCACATCGGGGCAGCTCGCCCGAAAGGCACCATCAAATCACGCGGTTTCGCGAAGAAGGCTCGCACTCCCAAGCCGAGCCTGCCGCCGCGCAAGCTATTTCAGGAGGCCACCGGCCATGACCGATAGGATTCCCGAGAGCGTGTGGAAGGAGGCGCGGGATCTGTTTGAAGACCCGCATTTCCGCCCGTTCCGCAGCGACAATTGCATCCGTGAAGTCGCCAAGGCCCTCCTTGCTCGTGACCAGCGGGCGGCGGAGATAGCAGATAGGTGGCTCAGCACGTTCGGAAGCCGCGAGATAAAGCACACATCTGCACGTGAGTATGCCTGTGATGCGGTATCCGACATTCGTGACGCCATCCTCTCCTACGACGAGGCGCAGAAATGAGCAGCATCCTTAAGATCGCCGCGCCAGACCGGCAACTTGTTTCGTGGGCTAAGCTACGCGCTGCCAAGTTGATATTCGATGGTCGCGACAGTCCGGCCTCGCGTAGGTACCTGATCGACTGCACCCATTACCACGGGCCGACGCAGTGCCAGATCATATTCACACGCGATGCAGGGCACCATTCGTCAGGTTGGTGGAAAAACCCTGACTACGAGCGCTGCTATCACCTGTCCTTGAGTTTCGTTGGCATTGAGCGTGGGCGGTCCTATCCATTGCCTTTCAATCGCAAGATGGCTGGGCGTTGGGCAGAAGCGTTTTACGGCGATGACGTTTCGCTTGTCTGGATCGAGCCGCCATACTCACCAGAAGGCAAGGCGCGCGAAGTCTATCACTATCGCCTTTTCTGCGATGAGGCATGGAGGCCGATTAAGCCGCGCGGAGAAGTCTATTCCCGCGATTGGACGCCCGCCGATTGGAAATCATTCAGCGACCTGCACAGCGGATTGGAGACGCCCACCAAAGCGGAGGCCCGCCATGACTGACACCACACCAGACTATGCGGGGCTATCGCGCCGCCTTGGTGCGCTTGCGTACCATATTCAGCAGACCGGAACGGCAGACGGTCAGGACGCGCAAACCTGCCTTGAAGTGGCAGAGGCCATCAGCGACTTGCTGGCCGAGCGCGATGCACTGGCTGCCGAGAATGAGCAGCTGAAAGACTGGCCGACCAAGGAGGACGCAGAATGAGCAAGATACTTCCACACCACGAGCGTGTCCTTGTTGCATTGAACGAGTGCTCTGCGCCCTACGGAGAATATTGCGCTAACTTCAAGCGGATCGCCAGCTACGCGAACATGGAAGACATTTCCGAAGTCCGCCGCATAGTTCGTGCCTTGGCGCGCAAAGGGTTTGCTGAGTTCTGGCGCGGATTAATCACCGACGATGGAGACGTCGCGGGAGCGGGTTATTGCATCACGCCAGCCGGTCGCGAGTTGGTGACTTCCCACCCATCAGGAGGCGACCGTCATGGCGAGTGAAACCTTCGCGGATGAACTCCGCGCCGCCCGCAAATTACTGAAGGAGAATGGAAATGGTGAATGAAAGAGAAATCGAGGCGGCCATTAAGGCGATTGAGGCTGTACCGATAATGGACGACACTTACAGCTTGTCTGGCGAAGACGCCAAGGCTGTCGCCCGCGCCGCCCTCGAAGCTGCTGCTCGTGTGCGAGCGGAACCTGCTACCAGGGAGCCAGTGAAGCCGCTGGACGAAGATGATTATGAAGAAATCATCAGCGCAGCCGCTATTAATATGAGGAAAGCCACGTCAGGCATCCAGGGGCAGTTGGTCACGGTACAAGACAGCCTCGACTGGTGGGTGATGAAGGAAACAGAGCGCCGCATCCTCTCCGCACTCACGGCAGGCAAGCCGCACCCCGATGACGAGGCCGTCGACCGCTTCGCAGCGGCCATGAAAGCGAAACTGAAATGGGAGCGGGAGGAGCGCGGACGCCACGGCTGGAATGATCCGAGCATCTGCCCCGAGAGCTATCTTGCGCGCCTGCTGATAGAGCATTTGGCGAAAGGCAACGACGGCAATTTCGAGGATGTCGCCAACCTCTGCATGATGCTGCATCAGCGTGGCGCTCACCCGCGTGTGCTGGCCGACGCCCTCACGGCAGGCAAGCCGGAGCCGGCGAGTGGGACCGATTACTTCGGAAGCTTGGTCGAAAGGGCACGGGCCTCTGCGACTAAGGCCTCAGCGAAATTTCCCCAGCCCAATTACGTCACCTTGAAGATAGCCGAAGAAGCTGGCGAGGTTATTCGCGGCGCAGTTCATTACGCCGAGCGCCGAATGGAATGGTCAGAGGTTGAAGGTGAGATCATCCAGCTCCTCGCCATGCTCATCCGGTTTGTGACCGAAGGAGATCAAGTCAACGGGATTGTCCCNCCCACCCTACCCACGGCAGGAGGTGGTGATGCGTAGGCTGACGCGGTTTCAACATTTCGTTGCGCTTCTGATTATTATTCCCGCGATACCACTAGAAGGCGCAGGATTAGTGCTCCGAACGATTGCTGATTGGTGTGAAACTCTGTGCGGCTGGTGCGCCCGGCCCTTCTGGTTCCTGCATCGCAGATGGGTTGACAGGTGCGCCGCCCTCCGCGCC